AGCGCCTTCAATGAAAATTATATCGAAGACGAATCCGGGGAAAACGAACGCACGCTTGCGTTCAGCTCTCTAGATGTCATTATTGACCTGTTGCATAAAGGAAATGCAGGGTACATCACAAACACGCCAAAGAAATTGCGTGGTCGTAGCCTTGAAGAAAAGTCGGATTTACCAGACTTCCAATTTCAAGACTCGAACGATAGTGTTGTACGACAGGTGCTCCTTTCAGTGCTCGCAGATGTGCGGACTGAAACAACCTCAGGGCCTAGCGGACCCTCAGAGAAAAAGTGCGCGGACACGCGTCACTCAACTTTCTCTCTGCCTCCATGGATTCTTCGTGGAGGGCTAATTCTTCAATTGCGTCAGCTCCTAAGACGTAGGGATATTGAAGTCGTCAGACTTTTGGTGAGTCTGCACGGGGGTGTTCTTCTGAATGTGAAACACCTTGAATGCGTGCTGCGCTTTGCACGCGGATTTTTCGAGATATTGGCCGACGCACTGATCCTTCCTCAGGGTCGTCACGGTCAAGAAATCCCCACTGAGCAGTTTTGCTCGCTCCTCATCGCACATTCGATGGAGGATCGCATGAAGTACATCTCATATGCGAAGTGGTGGACCTCAACTCTTCTCGCGAAACACATGCGCCAAGAATGTGAGGCGCCCGGTGATGGTTATGATCTCTATGGAGGTTTGACGTCCTGGCTCCGGATAAAGATGCGTAGAGTAGTGGCGGTTGACGGGAAGCGCGTCAACGGCCGACGATTCGCGGTTCGCAAGACCACGATCGGGATCAGAAATTTCAGGATCCTAACTAGCGTCCAGCAAGTGAAACGAACATTCCTACCTGTGAGTGAGGACTTCGTATTGAATTCACTGCGAAAGCACAAGCAAGCAATGCTTCGTGCACCCGGGCCGATGAACACCGGTCACATCATGGCGAAAGTGCCAGCACCTCCAGCAGCGGAGCGGAAACACGATGAAGAACTCTGGTCTGAGTTCCGTTCAGTCGGTGTGAAGTTCGAGTCAATCTGCCTCGAATCCGCTGTTGTGATGTTGCACCGCGACCATGGTCTCTCCTGGTCCGAAAAGCAGCCGGCCTCTCCAAAAAATTTTGTGGAAGAGGTCACTGATCGCATGCGCGCGGTTCTCAAGAAGTTCCGACCATCAATGCCGAGGCTGTTGCAGCCCTCCGGCGCAGCCTGCTATGAAAATGGCAGAGCTGGTGGTGGTGCATCAAGTTTCATTGCTCGTGTCTATGACGAATCTCCGTATCATAGCGAGCTGTCCCCGTTTCATGGGAATGATCTTTTGATGATGGATTACATGCCACACCATGGCGTGAAGGAAATACGCGGTTTTCCTTATCCACAACTTCGTCGTGTTCTGACCGACGTTTCAGATCGCTTAATGGCTTACCGTACACCTCGTGAAGAGAGGGATGCCACTTTCAAGCGTCTGAATCTTGATCCTGATAGGAACGTTGCTGGTGAAATTCTTACCAAGGGCCCCGATGAAGACGGGCCAGACAACGTCAACTGTCGTGTCGCAGCGGTGCTTGAGCCTGGAAAGGTTCGCACTGTCACCGCAGGTGAAGCTCGCCCGTACTGGGTTTCTCGTAGCTTTCAAAAGGAAATTCATTCCTACCTGCGTGCTATTCCGCAATTCTCCCTCTGTGGTCAGCCACTAGAAGCTTGGCACCTGAAATTCCTTGATAGGCTTTCAGGTGAGCATGGTCTAGTTCAAGGCGAAACCGCAAGTGGAGAACAAACTGTTTGGGTGTCAGGCGATTACTCAGCCGCGACAGACGAGATTGACATTCGTCTTACCCGTGCATGCCATCGTATCATGATGGAACAGTTGCGAGAGCAAGGTCGTCGAGATGGTTTCGACTCCGACCTGTTAGATCAGTGGGTACTTGCGTTGGATGCGTGTATTGAGCCGCACAACGTAGCGTATTCGGATGACTACCTTCACATGTCGATGGACGATGGAGGGGGGCTCACGCTTGAGCCTTGCAGACAGCTGAATGGACAGCTCATGGGATCAACATTGTCGTTTCCGATCCTCTGCTTAGTCAACTTTTGTGTCGGATGGCTTGCGCTCTTTCCGCACATTGACGATTTCACGAAGATCCCGATCTTAGTGAATGGCGATGATATTCTTTTCAGATGTCGGGAGTCACAATATGCCAACTGGTGTGACCACATCAAGAATGCTGGGTTCAGGAAGTCCGTGGGAAAGAATTTTGCCCACCCTGATAAGATTTTCATCAATTCCCAGCCTTGGCTATGCACGAAACGTGCTGATTTCGCAGAGACTTCTCGATGCGATTTCACCTATCTACCGTTTTTCAACGTAGGACTGCTTGCAGGTCAGTCAAAGGTAGCCAAGATGCCAGCGGTTTCCCGCTTCGTCGATGGTATGGAAGGAGGCACTTTCCAACCACTTTTCAGTTTGCAGCCTGAAGCCGTAGCCGGTGCACTCAATCAAGAGCGCGCTGTTCGGCGATTCTTCAGTATGCACCGCGAGCATCTTCGGTATGCTTCTGCGGATGGTTTCTTCTCATATCACGCTCCTCGTGAGTTCTACGGACTAGCAATGGTCCCTAGTGAGAAGGCACGATACACTCGTACACAGAGGTTCATCGCGAACCTTGTTTACCGTACAGGCCTGGAAATATCAAAGGCCGGTAAGTTGTACATTGGCGATGGGCATGTTTTCAAGCCTCGCCACGACCTTTCGAGAATTCAGGGTCGGAGATCGTTGTATCGTGGGTGCACTGTGCCACCAGAGTCTGTTCGTCCAGGAGCCAATGGCTTCACTGTCCTCGAACGTCTGGAGCATCGGGAGTTGGGAAAAGTTCAGGATGTGATGTGGGATGAAGATTCCGAGGCCGCCGTGATGGCGACCGCATCAAACCTGAAAAAGCGCTTCGTGCGCGCGTTGAAGCAGAGCGTTCGTCTCGCTTATCCAGAGCATTTGCTCGATCATGGATTTTGTCAACGTCCTCTTTCTGAGGATCCCGCTTTTGAATGCGTGGCGGTAGGTGGGTAGAACTTCGAGCGTCTAAACCCATGTGGTGCTTGGTCCGTTGACCTAAAGCGCTAGCCACCCTACCATCGTAACTTGTCTTGTCAACTCAGCTGAGTTGGGGATCGACCCGGGCACGTCGTTAAACTGCCTGACACAAGCTACAAAATATTGTGCGTAGCCCCTACTCCATCGTGACTGATGGTTTGGAAAAGGGAAGGACATTGGACCACCTTTGTGTCGATAGTCACGGTAAGCACACCGATTTGAAGTGCACGTTGGTTGAAAGAAGAGAGTAACTAGGGCTATACCCGTGGCGTCAATGCCGTACGCAGAGTATACTTGCTAGGATGGAAACATTTTCCTCTCATTCTGAATCAACAATGGACCGAGTGCTTGTGCTCGGTGGGGCCCGACGGGGTCACCATCGTTCGTAGTTCAAGCTCGATCGTCCATGGGGTCGCTATCATTCCTTCGAGTGTAGTCTCCACCACATATGCTGTCGCGACGAGGACAGGAGTTGCAGCATGTGGTCAAAGAGAGATGATATTCAGGTTCTGCCAAAACGGTTTCCACCAGACATGGTGTGTGTGAAATTCCGTACTAAGGGCCCGCCCCAGTGGGGTTGTGCGTCCGGAAGTAGTCGACAGACTGCACGGCAGGTAATTGGTAGCGATGAACAGTCGCTGAAGCGTGGATGCACGCCGTTGTTGGAAAATTCTGAGGAGTGCTCGCGATTGATAATTCGAGTCACATGGCTTCTTCGCTGATCGATACGTCACCTGTAGTAAAACAGGCGTATCTCGATCGCAAATATGGCTAATCCATCAGAAAGGTTCTCCGACAACGTGTTTGGAACAGGTATCCCATGTTATCCAAAC